TTGTATTTCAGTCCATTGATCACCAGTGGAAAGAAAATTCTTCCACTTAATACTTTCAAATGTAATCATTCCGATTTTGTTGGAGGTAGAATTAAATCATTTTTGGTGACAATTGAATAAGCATATCCAAATTTATCACAATTGATAGCAACAGAATCAACATCTATTTCCATCAATTCTAATTTTCTTTTGTAGTCAATAGCTTTTAACTGTTCAAGATATCTTACAGCATCATCCTCTTCTTCAAACATATGAACGGTTTTAACGTTCTCTTTATTTGGAAGAGCATAGACACCACCAGTATCCTGTTCAGTTAAAATAAACATTAGAGTTCTGAAGCCTCCAAGTACAATGATCTCATAATACTTTTAACATTATTTCGATCAACCTTAAGATCTATCTCATCTATGTAATTGTCTAGTAATGTCATTGTGTCTTCAGTCTCTACAACCGAGTCACCATTTTCTAAATCAACACTTAGATCTTCTACAATCTTAAGATCGGCTAAACCAATATCTTGGAGTTGCCTTACTACATAATCAAATTTAGCATAGTCACCCTTGTCCTCTACTATGAGTTTGACGAAGGTTCCTTTAATTTCTTCTTCAGGCGGTATAGTAACTCCACCATTATAATACAACTTATGAAAAGTGTCAAAGGGATTTCTATAAAAAGTAGTTCGTAGAGTTTCCGTGTCAAAGACATGGAATCCTCTTTTTTGTCCGTAGTCATTCCAGTATAGTTGATAAGGATTACCAAGATAATAACAATTACCCATGTTAGATTTGGTATGATAATGTCCAGAGAATACTTTATCAAACTTAGTAAACATAGACATATCAGTACCAGTCTGCATTACATGACCTGGATGAGCTTCAAAGCCGTTAAGCTCAAGATGGCCCATACAGACAGGTGCAGTACTTTCTGTGATGCTTCGTAAGGTTCTGTCGTAGTTCTCATCACATATCCAAGGAAGTAATAGAATGTCAGTACCGTCATAACTACGAGTAGTAGGTTCAGTGATAACATCTATATCGTATCCTCCTAACAACTCATCTGGTGAGTTAATCCTTAATGTGTTCTTATAATATATGTCATGATTACCAACTAAGGCAGTCATCTTACATCCTAGTTCTTTAATAGGATCAAACCACATCTCCTTTGCTGCTTCAAGAGACATGTAATTAATAGACCTACGTTTATCAAACGTATCTCCTAAGTTTATAATCTCTTTAATACCTGATGCTTTAATAAAAGGTATAACAATTTTACTGTAGAACTTTTTATAATGTTCCACAAAATAAAGATTATCATTCCTAACACCAAAGTGTTGATCTGTTATGAGTAAGATCTTCATCTCTTGGTATTCATTTCTACACGATTCTTTATACCATGATAATCAGCAGAAGTATCACCATCAGTTGAGAACACATGGTCATATCCAGACTTCTCTAAAATTTTATCTTTAATGTCCATTTGGCGTTTCTCTTTAGCAATACGACGTAGGAACGCATAATACACTATCTGTGTAAAATATGCAAATGGATTTTTACTTTTAGCAGGATCGAAATTATCTATGTACTGTATACAATTTTCTATACCATCACAAACCATATCATCTTTATACATGTAATTAATAAAGTTTGGTCTGTATGATAAGTGTGTTGCTATCTTAAGAAAACATCCACCAATATAATTATTAACACGAGGTTTAGGAAGACCTTGTTCTTCAGCAATTGCAACCTTCTCCTTATACTTAACAATGGCAGCTAGGAAGTCTGCATTATTAACATAGTGTTCTTTCTTCTTAGCAACTCGTTTCATTATCGATCTCGATTATGATTCTATTATAATAGAGCTTGACAAAGTTGTCAAATTTGTATAGACTAACCATGTCAAGGGTTCAGGGATATATTATGAGTAATATAATTTTTCAAATATTTGTCTAGCTTGTTTAATTGATCCTATATAACCTTGAGTATTTTCTAATTGTGTTTCTCTTCGGGCCGTACGCTCGTCTTTTTTATGTGGTGGTTCCTCGTTTGCCAAAAATCCTTCATACATAAACATCACTTCTTTAGACATAGAAGCAACACTTAATACATCTTTTTCTCTAACTATAAAAAAATCTTCGTCAGATAATTGCATCCACTTGTGAAATCCCATACCTCTCAAAACTTTTCCCTTACCCATGTCTTGATTAACAACTTGTATACATACAGGGTCTTGAAGAAAACATAGAGTCTCATTATCTTGATTAGTTAATACAGCTTTAGCAAGCACTTCTTCTCCACTAACGAGTTTAAAAACTCCGTGAAATTCATCGTCATGTTTAGCGTAATTAATTGCCATGATTTTTGAGTTTAATCTCTACAATTTCATAATTAAAATTTTCTTCGTTATAGATTTTGAGTCTCTCAAAGAGATGAAGAAGAGTATAATTCTTCCCATTATCTCTACTTATATCGTCAGCTATATCATATAGCGTTGCTTCTACTTTGTCTTTTCCCTTTCTAAGAACCCTTCCAATTGATTGGAGATTACGGACTCTGGACTTGGAGGGACTGGCGAAGACGACGTTGTGCAGCCGCTTAATGTTAATCCCAGTACTGAAAGTGCCATAACTGGCAACAACAATCGCATTGTTTTCATTTTCAACTAGTCTCCTAATAGATTCTCTGTCATCGACATCCACACCACCATAAACTAAATGTACTGGTCTGTCTGTGTTACTATTTATCAACTCATACAGAGGAAGACCGTGCTTCTCCACGTAGTTGAATAGTACCAATGTATTTCCTTTTAAATCACAAACTAAATTACGGATAAATTTATTTCTAGATTCATTCTCACAAAGATACTCCATTTCATCCTGATACCCATCAAAGATCTGTTCATCATGTTTAAGAACAATAACCTTTACCTTTAACTGAGCAACATGACCTTTCTTCATTAACTCAGATGTCTTAGTAACCTTAGAACATTTACCAAACACACCTTCTAATATTAATTGATTACATTCCGTACCATCTAAAGTACCAGTAAATCCAATACGATATTTACAACCATGCATCTTATTCATAATTGTAGTAAGAGATTTAGCTTTAAATAAATGAGCTTCATCACCAATAACAACATCAAATCTTTCAAACCATTTACGAGGTTCTTTATAAATTGATTGCCAAGTTGATATAACTACATTATGTTCTGTATACTTTTCTTGACCACCATAAATTTTATGGCAATGGTCTTTTACATTCCAACCATACTCTTGAAAGTCTTTATACATTTGCTCGACAAGAGAAGTAGTTGGTACTATAATAAGTACATTACGTTTAACATTTACATGAAACCTAACCAATGAATAAATCATTAGGCTTTTCCCGCTTGCAGTTGGCGACAATAGGAGTGCTCTGTTGTATCGTAGGCACTCGTATATTGCTGCGTATTGGTAGTCCCGAACCTTCACAGGTAATCGAAGAGCCTTTACAAATCCAACTACAGACTGAGGAGTTATTAATTCGTTCTGATCCTTGGGATGTCCAAAATGTTCAGATTCCAAATACCCAACCTGATACCCTCGGTCCTTTGCCCAGTCAGTTAGATAATCTATTAAACCGCAATAGATCTCTCCAGTAGCAGGTGAATATAATCTTACTTTACCGTCCCAACCTTTATATCTTCTTGTCTTCTGCATATACTTTGCAGAAGGTATTTCAAATGTAAAAAATTCTGCTGCCTCTTTGTGGAGATGAGGCTCTGCTTTTACTTTTAAATAAACTTCGTTCTTCTTCTGAATAACGAGATCTGCCATGATTTACATTCCACTTTGAAATCTCTCCCACTCAATAGCATTTTTAATTTGGTAGTTACGACTATTAATTTGACGCAACACACCATCAAGAAAGAAGATCGTTTGTTCTATATAGTCGATCTTCAGTTGTAGCTTTCTAACATCCTCATCAGCATCAATAAACATATTAATTTCTTCTCTAGTAGTTAGTTTAAAATCAAATGGTGTGTCTTTGTATATCTTTGCTGGTGCTTTACCTTTATAAAATATCCATTTCTCTCTTGTAAGAAATCTCATTTCAGATTCCCTATCCTTCTTCATTAAAGAAAATGTATTATAAAATTCCATATACCTCATATGAAGTTGAGGAATACGGATAGATTCTTCACCATACTTATCAGGATCTATCTCACTATCCTTTTTCCATAAGTCTTGTAGTTGTTCAAGATTCATATATTTAAACTCAATTGAACATTAGTAGTAAATTTATTATAGGTTGTACCATTAGTATGACAATAATCATTAAAAACTTTTTTCATTTTCTCGTAAGAGAGACCACAATGTTTTGCTGCTTGAGGTATATTCCACTTAGCAGCAAATAACATTTTAATGGCATATGATTGTTCTTTCAAATACCTTGGTCTTTAGTTTTCTCAAAAAATTCTTTCATTGATGATGAAACATCAGGTGGATCTGGATAACCATAGTTATTCCTCTTCATCCATTTCTGCCTCAAGGCATTCATCATCCACGATTGCGAAAGACTTTTAGGACCATTTTCCAATAGTTCTAGTTCATACTTACTAGTGGTGTAAGCCTTCTGTTCCTCTCTCCAATTAGAATCATCCCATTCAGTAATTGGTTTTTTTCTTGGGTGATCACCCTTTCTTAATCCCATTGGATCTACCTCCCATACCACAATATGTATAGACCTTAGCACCCTAGCACAGATTTAAAAATTTTGCAACTACCAGTCTGGATACTCCCCTTCTACTGGCTCCTCATAGAACTCACCGAGTTCTATACCAGATAGATACTCAATTAAAAATTCTTCCATTACCTTCTAGTTTGACTGTTCTTCTCTCTCACTTCATACAAGGTATATCTAAAAGTTGCTGTGGCAGTAAAGTAATCATTATCTGTACCAGTCACATCAAATGGTAGTGTAGATAAACTAACTGGAAATACACTTTGGAATACTACATCAAAATTAACTAAGTTATTATTATTTAAAACTTGTAAAGTGGCATCAGACCATTTGGTATTTCTTTCTCTACTTCTACTATCAGATCTGTTTGCCTCATTCCATTCCTTTCTTTCTGTAAAATCTGATGGTGTACCTAATGCTCTTATCCAGTTATGAATCTCCATATAGTTTTTAAGATCTTCATCAACTATAAATTCTAAATTAAGATCACCGTAATTAATAGTATTACCACCCATAGGAATTGGTGCAAAACCAGCAGTGGGTATATCAATAGAACTCAAACTTAGTTCTGGAATTTCTGCTTTCTGACATAGAAAAGAAACCTTCCTTGCTTTATCCAATATGAAAATGAAACCTATTGGCGAAAGGAAATTCTTATTTGTTACTTGATCGTTATACCAGTTTGCCATTATAGCAGTACTATTTTAATTATTTATACCCACCGATTAACAACTAATTCAACAGCATTA